GCTTTACAGTATCGGAAGGCTCGACCGTCGTTGCTGTGAACTAATTCACCAAGGTTGTGTTGTGCTACAACATTTTCCTCGTATAGTCCTTGAGCAACTACTGCTGGACCTGTTCCAGTTAATTGAGACATTTTTTTTTGGTTTATTTAATTAGTTATTGTTTATGCGAAGATTCCTGATTGAGATACACATCTCCATACAGTTCCGTCACATACGAATGTGATGTGGTCGTTTACAACTGCTGTTGCTTGTGTGTTGGTGCATGTTGTAGCACTGATTGTAGTACCTGTTGCAGTTGTTTTGTACTTCATAGTTCCACCTGTAATAGTGAAACCTGCTGTTACGTTAGATACAGTAAATGAGAACCATAGACCGTTCGCTGCTGTAGGTAGAGTCCATGATGGAGTTCCACTTGATGAAGCGTTGTTTAACGTTGCACCACATTGTGCTGCCGTAAGAATAACTGTTGCTCCTACTGACGCGCTGTCAGTGATTGGTCGTAATGTGTTAGCACCTGTTGGTGCTGCACTAAATGTAGGACCAACTGTAAATGTTGCTATTCCTGTAACTCCTAGAGTTTCACCAACAGTTACCGATCCTGTGACAGTCAAGTCATCTGTGACTGTAAGGTCGTCTACGATAGTGATGTCTTCTTTGGCATCGATTATAGCACCATACTTCATAGCTGGGATATAATCTGATAGATTTATAGGCATAATATTATTCAATTAGTTAATTAATGCTTATACTCCCGAAATGCCAGTTAGTTTACCGTGTCGTTTTGGATTTCTAGTGATGAACTGTCCACCAAAATAGATATGTCCGACTACAGATCCAGAATTAGCTGGAATAATCCAGTCGCTCCATGAGAATCCAAGTCCCATTGGTGCTGAGTAGTCATTACCTTCGATTTGAGATTTGTAAGCCACTGACTTAGCCATCTTGTAAGGTAATGCGTGCCAGTCTAAGTCGTCTTCTCGTACAGCGATCAATGCTTGTGCTGTACATTTTTCATCCATTAGAATTGGCTTTCCGTTGTAGGATAGAGCTGTGAAACCAGTTCCTCCTTCTAAGCCCTTCATTAATGAAGCGCTCTTTGTGATTCTTTCCTGTGGTCGTAGAAGTTGACCATAGAAATTAAACACTGCTTCTGTAGTGTAGAAAGCTGATGGTTTTTGCGCACCTGTTGCTACGTTAATCCACAATGTGTCTATTGCTGCAAGAGTCAATGTACCACCAGAGGCAGTCACTGTTCCTTGTAGTGTAGAGTAAGTTGATCGGCTTAATCCACCGATGTTTGCGACAGTAGAACCGTCATCAACTAAAGCTGCTAGACCAAGTGGGTCTTTGCTTGAGTTTCCTGTTCCGTCAGCATAGAAGATAGTACCAAGATCCTAATATGTTACCACCCTTTCGGGCGGAGAAGCCACTTCCGAGGAATAGATTTTAGGTTTCTATTCGGACTCCTCTCTTATGCTTTTTATTCGCATAAGTCCAGACTATCGCATCTTGCTTTCGCAAGTTCTCTCACTTAGTCGTTAAAGCTGCACTATTGACTTTATTTTGTATGTTGGGTTGTTTTGAGTATGTGGCAATGTGTTTTAACTTTTTCAATTCTTCGTAAAAGTTATTCCGAATTGATAGTTCATGCTCACTTAACTTCATTTTTCCAACCTTTATTCTTTCTTGAAACCTTATTGCTATTTCAGCTTGAGGTTTTTTATAAATCAAGAAGGGTAGTATCTGTCTTAAAAATTCAGCGGCTTTTTGATAGTTGAGTACCCACTCATGTGAGTATCCCGTATTCGTACCCTTCCAATGAAGGTAAGCCGAGCCACCGAAGTTTCCTATAAGCCAATCAATAATTCTTCCATCTTTTTGAGTAACTATTACCTGTAAATGATAGTTTTGTAAGATCCCCGCGTATTTTCCATTTCTAATCTTTTTCTTATATACGCAGATGCAACCTTCTCCGTCTATCATTCCAGCGGCATAGGCCAGAATTGTTTGTTTGTCTTTTTTCATAGTGTTAAGTATACCACTATGGCAGATGACTTGTCAATATGCTTGCTGGGGGTTCTCAATTCCAGAGTTCCCCGTATTAGAGAGAATTTTTCATTCTTTACGCCATTACTGGTGCAAAGCGGGCGAACAATCTTTTATCCGCCATGTCTTCAGTGTCTGATTGAATTGTAAGCTTCATTAGGTCTAGGATTTTAGCATCCGTATCCGCTACTGAAAGCTCGTCACCCGGCAATGCACAAGTGATTTGGTAGAAAGAAGGTGTGAACTCCATGAACTGTCGATTGTCAGTTGCAGCGACAGAGAATGTGTCGAAGCCTTTGAATGACTGTCCAGTAGTGTTCTTAGAAACCTTTACAGGTACTCTAAGTGTCCTTCCACTCCATGGTTTTGCAGCACGTACTACGCGCTGGAAAAGCACATTTGATCCAAGCACAGTGTCTACAACAAAAGGAAGATATTCATTTTGTACTGTAGTTTGTACTCGTTGTCCGTATAATTCGGCCATGTTTTTGTAGGTAAGTTATTTAGTAAATATTTGGAAGCCTTACCTACCGGCTACTACCAAGGTTTATTCATTTTGAAGTCCTTAGTCGTCTTGAATGCTTTCGGTTTGTCTTCCCCTTTAGAATCGGAGGTTGTCGCACCTGCAATCTTCTTTTTGTCGTCTGAACTTTGAGCTGGTTTTATACCACTTTGAGCATTCATGATTATCATTCCTGCCTTGTAGTTCCATCGACCCTTAGAGTCGATCAACTCATTGTCCATTACGATTTTTAGAAGTTTGTTTGAGTCTACCTTCTTGCCTGATGGATTGAGGTTTTTGTTTGTCTCTATTGAGACAACTTCTGACTTCATATAATCAGTTGCTTCTTGTACAGCTTTCTGCTCTGCTGTTCTCTTGCCATTGACGCTTTCAAGGACTCGGTCTTCAGCTGCTTTAATTTCTCCTGCACGATCTGCTTGATAGGCATCCCATTGTGCTTGGTCTCCACCAAACCATGTAGGAATTGGTGCTGATTCAGCCGGGGCCTTCGGGGCTTTGGTTATATCTTCACGCAATTGCTTCATGTCCTCTTGGTGTCGAGATTCTTGATCGTTAAATCTAGTATCCCATTCGGTTTCCCGAAGTTTCCATCGAGGGTGGTTGTGGAACGGAGTCTTTTTGGAGTCGTCTTCGTCGCCGTCTTCTCCACTGTCGGCGTTATCGTCGTCTCCATCAGTATCTTGTTGACTATTTTCTTCATCGTCCCCGTCAACTGATCGGGTTTCATCCGTGTCGTTGTTTTCGGATGGCGAGTCCGTAGAGGTGTTGTCCTCATCTACACTTGGGAAGGCTTGATCGCCTTCTGTTGGTGTCTCTGCCATTTTGTCTGTCATACGATTTGCTATTTGTTACTGCGCTAGCATCTACGAGAGCGCATTCGTTAATTAAACTTATTTATTTTTAAGTTGCATTCGGTTTCGGTGGTTGGTTTTTAGCTATCTCGGCTGCTTTTATGATTTCATTTGCTATCGCTCCATCTTCTTTGGTCTGGTTGTATACTGCCAAGGCTTCTGGGTTAAGACTAATTCCTACCTTCTCTGCCATCTGGGATTGTCCCTCTGGTGGCATATCCTTAAAACTGATTGACTGACTTGGTGGTCGTTCCTCTATCTGTCCTGCTTGTTCTGCTCTTTGTTGCATTACTTGTTTTATCCTTTCGTCATCCATTAAGATTTCAGGGGCGTTTGCTTCTAGCCATACGTTAGCTGCCATTTCTGTTGGGTTTGGATAGTCTAGTGCTTTGTATAGGTCTGGAAGTGACATTCTGTTCTGGGCTGCTAGTTCTAGTGCTTGTTGTGCTTGAGCTGCACTGTCCTTTGGAAGTAGAGAGCCTTCTTTTACGCTGATGATAACTCGAGGTTTTTCTCCGTTGTTGTATCGGTCATCGTAGACGTAGAGCAGTTGAACGTACCAGTTATATACTCCGTCTGCTAGTTGTTCTAGGTATTCGCTAAATCCTCCGCCGATTCTGTCTGTATCTAAGGCTCTGTTTTGTAGTTTACCTCGTACGGTATCCTCTCCTGATAGTCCAGCAGAGCTTGAACCTGCTGTTCCGAAGATGTCTCTTACTCTAGTTCTGGTGTCAACTAATTGATTATAAATATCGCCGGGTAGTGGACTTGCACTCATTCTCTGTACAGCGTCTTGAACTGACCCTGCTGGGATTGTTACTGTTCCACCCTTTCTAAGAGCGTCTGTTACTCCTACGGCCTGAGCTTGGGTTAGTCCTGATTTTTCAAGTGAGACTACCATTCCGTTGTTTGCTGAGTCTGCATTCTTGTCAATCTGTCTGACTCGCTTGTTGATCAAGTCTTGGTTCGCTAGGTTCTGTCCGATCAACGAAGTTTCGTCTACTGGCTGTTTGCCTAGATTGAAGACTGATAATAGTCTATATGGCTTTTGTGGTACTGGTAGATGATTGAATCCTTTGGTTTCAGTCTTCTCAGTTAGTGGCTCTCCTGTCTCTGGGTTGATTTGAGGGTTTCCTGCCTCATCATACGGTGCTTCGTTTTCTTCTTCACTGTCATAGTTCCAGTGGGGGTTTTTTTTCTTCATCAAGACTTGCTCTGTTCCTAGTGTCCAACACATATATTCGTCAGTCCACCATTCAATGAATTGAATCTCTGTTGCTAGAGCTTCGCCACCCTTATGATCTTCTGCTAATGTCTTCACTGCCTGAATAGCTCCTTTTTCGCCCTTAACAGCCTCTAGGAAGTCGATAAGACTGCCTGCGGACATTTTCCTGTATTCTCCTATAAACTCGCCTGTGTAGCCTATTTCTTCGTCTACAGTGGCTTCTGGGTCAAGGATTAGCTTCTGTGGTCTGATAACTTTAGAAGTGGGCATGTCTTTGTCCATATCCCAGCCTACTTTGACTGCTCCGAGTAAGTAGATTGCCCAGTGACGGGCTGTTTTTTTCAATTTTAGACGTAGCACCTGTTCGTCTGCTATCTCGCCTAATTCTTTTTGTAAATTTGTTGCGTAGGTTAAATTCTCCGGGGTCTGTTTTTCTTTTCGTGATAGTAGTGCCATCGGGTCAGGGTTTCGTCTAGTGACCTGCGGTAGGTAAGTTTCCAGAGACTCAAAAATAACGTTGTCAACCAACGGTCTTTCGTTTCCTCCTCTAGGTAGATTGTGTTGTTTCCCTCTCCAGTAGTCTTCGTTTTCTTTTGTTCTCTTTACCCATTCTCCGTAGACATCTGATTCTATCCACGTCTTCTTCCATTTTGTAGTCAGTATCAGTAGGTCTTCGTTCTTCATGTCCAACTCTAACTCTTGGAGTTTGTCAGAGATTACGCCCTCCTCAGTTTCTACTTCCGGGTTCTTCCCCCGGACTTTGTTAAGATTACGCCCTAGGGAATAAAATGAGTCTAGAATAGTCATAGCTTTATTATACTATGTTTTTAAGTTGTCAACAACTAGTTACGCCAATCATCCTCTGGTTCTGCCCACCACGGTTCTTCTTCGGTAGATTTTTTACCTCCGAACATATCATCTGGGCTGAACTCTACAGTTTGATCTGGTTCTAGCATATAGCTATCGCCTTGTATTTCACGGGTTCCTGCGACTATGCCTCCTGTGGCTCCGAATCTTGTTAGTCCCACGTACCAGTACAGCGTTGAATTGGCTACAAGTAATCCATTTGCAAAGTATTCGTGTTCACCTTTTACCGATATATTATATACTGGTCTTTTTTCTTTTAGTTTCACTAATCCTTTGATTCGTACAGTTCTTAGAACATGTGATACCCCCCCCATAAGAATTGGTGGTAAATCGTTTTTTACAGATGACACATTCCCTCTCCACTTGGTAGTATTTTTTACTATAAACTCGTGATCGGCATTTGATTGAACAGTAAAGGTTCTTGCCCACATTATAGCTTTTATATTTTGTGTTACAAACTGAACAGGTCGTTGTAAAATCCTTTCTATTTTTTGACGTGTGACGAGCATGTTCTCCTGCTGAAAGTAACTCAAGATTTTTAATCTCATTGTTGAGGTGATTACTGTCTTTGTGGTGAACGTGAAAACCTTTAGGAATTTTTCCGTTAAATTCTTCCCAAACAACTCTATGCAATCTTTTACCCTTTGAACCCGTAAGGTATCTTTCACCCCTGTATAGTCTAAATTTCTTTCCTTTGTATGTGACTGTTTTATTTTCCATATACCTACCAGTATATCATCAGTCGTGATATTTTTCAAGTGTTTCCAGCCATTATTTTCTGTCCAAATTCTATGAGTTGGTGTCCCAATAATTTTTGACCCATCATCTAAATTAAGCTGGTACACTTCTGCTTCACTGTAAGTCATACCTGACTTTTCTACATATCTAAAACCCTCTCTGGTAAGTACATAATCACCAACATTAATATCTTTTATTTTTTTACTCCCATCTTCTACAGTGACAAGAGTATCTCCATCAAGACAATGTACCCAATCATCTCGATCTGACCTGAGCCATTTGTACTCTGTGACACCTAGTGAGTTTTCTTCTGCGATTCGGTAGATGTGGCTCCAATGCAACCAGTATTCGTGCCAGTCTTCTTTGGTTCCACGATAGAGTCTGATCCGCTTGTCTCGCCAGTAGTCTACGAGAAGTTGTATCATTCTGTTTCTATCTACTAACACGTTTCCGCTCTCGTCTTTCTCGCCCCACCTGATGAGTTGCATTGTTTTTCTGTCTCTAGCGTAGTGGCATAAGAACACTCTGCCGGGGTATTTCTCTCTCATTTTTCTGGCTCCGATTATGTCTCCTCCTTGATCGATTACCATTACGCTATTTGGAAATGCTGTTAGGAAATATTCCAGAGTTTGATTCAAGGCTAGTCCATTGATTTCGTCAGGGAAGTAGTCTGTCATTTCTCCGTAGCCTAGCAAGCCCTGAGTGTTGCCGTAGACGTATCTTAGTTTGATTCCGGTGTCTACTCCGATTACCATTCTGCCTTGCATCAGGTTCTTGTCTGCTGTCACAGAGTCTTTGATCATGTCTTCTGTTACTGAGTTTCCACCGCCTGAGTACGGAAGTCCTAAAACTTTGTTATAGAAGTAGTCCATGGTCTGCTTACCAGCAACCACTTCTTTGTATTTTTTTATAATCTCCTTGGCTGTTACCCACGCTGCCATCAGTAGCGACACGTGATAGCCTGAGTATTCTGCGTCCTTGGTTCCCTTCTTGGGTTTCCATTCTCCTACTGCTCTGTCTTGCCAGCTTAGAACTCCGTGGCATTTCTTACATTCAAACTGTTCCTTTTCGATGTTAATACTCATCTTCTTTTCGTCCTCGGTATTCCACGTTAGGATTTGTTTGTACTGACAATGTGGGCATGTTATAAACCATTCTTTTTGGTCGCTGATTTTCCATTCCATATCTACTCCACTGTTTGGGATACTTGGATGACTAAACACGTGAGTTTGTTTGAACTTGGAGTGTTGGAGCCGGGCTTGGTAGTCGGCGATAACGTCTTGTTTGCTTGAGTCTTTTTCATCGTGGACCAGTCTGTCTGCCGTGACCATAATCGCTGCTTTCTTACTCCACGTTCCTCGGAAGTAAATCATTGACTGCCCTATCCGCTTCTGTTCAATCGTATCCTTGTCCTTGGTTAGCTTTTCCATATAAGGATTGTTGGCGATGATACGGTTTACCTTTCCACCTACAAAAACACCCACGTCCTGTTCAGTCGGTAGGGTGTTGCCAGTCCAGTAACATCTACCTTTTCTGCGAGCATAAAATGTTCCATCTTCAGTTCGTGGACACCAGATTAAAATATCTTTTTCTTGTGTGATAATCGGTTTTAATTCTTCAACATAAACCTTATCAAACTGAGTCAATCTAATTGTGTAAGACCCATTCTTGCCGGGTGGTAGAATACTTGGCACATAACCAGCAATTACAGAAATGAGACATAAAACTTCTACACATTCTTTATCTTTTTGGGATATTGCCGATGTGCCACTTTTATCTATCCAACCATCCGCCTTAACAAATGTATCAATAAAAAGTTTTGCCTGTCTTCTTGTAAGTGATAAAGCAAATTCAGCGGTTGGCAACTTAAATGGGAATAATAGTTTTATCTTTCTACCTAATTCAAAAGCGAATCTAAAGTTAATACAATCGCTATGCTTATTAAAATACTCTTTCCAAGTAATACCATTGTTTTTTAAGCATTTTCTGATTTCTTCACAATAAGCCAAATTAACTCGTTCGGATTGTGAAATAATTATTGAGTAATCATTTTTGCCTTTCTGTTTAGAATAATAACCTTCTGAAAATACCCACGATAACAATTCAACATAGGAATCGTTGAGAGTTTGAATTGGGTCTTTATAGTTTGTAGCTACTTTGGGAATAAAAAGACCACGCTTTTTGAATTTATCAGTTTGAGTGATTAACAGTTCTCCTCGTCTTTTGCCTTGCACAATCCACCTATGGTTAGCAGTTACAAACGCATTAAAATTGCGCCCATCAAACCTATACATTGTCGTATCTACTCTATTAACAAAAACCTCTAAAACTTTCTGCCACTTTGATACACCATCTAGACTCAAGGTAAGCAACTCATCATTAAGATTTATTTCTGAATATCGCTTAAACCCTTTTTTTGTAAGCGCCTCTGTTTCAGTATCTACACAATAGATGATGTCCATTTTCTTTGCCTCTGCGTCTCGGACAGTTTTGATTATTTCCAGTGTTGAATTATGCGATACAAATCCGTTAGCAATAAAAGTTTTACTCTTGGTCTGTATATCAATCATTCTTCTCTTGCTAAGCAACTCTATCTTCTTTATAGTGAACCACGATTTTTCTGTCTTACTTCTGCCAATGCAGGCTCCCTCCCACCAATTAGTACGATTCACAAATCTAGAAGGTCTTGTCTGTCCAATAATTTTATATATATCAGCAGTGTTACTAGTCGTCACATCCCATATTGGTTTAGAGCCAAGACCTGATCTCTCTTTTTTTCTTACCCCTGAATGATAAATGTATCCGTGATTATCAAAGTATTTTATTAATCTATCCAAAACATGTCCTTCTGTCTGCACAATAGTTAGTTCTGATCCTCCCTTTCTACGCAAGCTACCCTCTCCGTCTATCATTCCACCCATCCAACCATCCTCATAATCCCCATCTCCCCACACATCACAAAAATAGCGCATAGTATCACCTATTTTGAAGTCTTTTACTGTTCGCCATTGAGTATCAACAGCTCCGCGCCTCTGGCTTAAAAAACGATGGTTTGGTGTTGCAATAATCTCTGTACCATTTTCAAGGATAATTTTTATTGCATCTTCTAATACCTCATTTTTCGCCTCTACAGTAGAAACACTCTTTTTTCTTCCCTGCATTTTACCTAAACTACTCTCATCTACACTTATAATCTTTTGACCAACCTTAATGTCGTCAATCTTTCGCCATCTATAATCATTACATAGAATCAAGGTTTTTGGGTCTAAACAAAGCCCAACCTGCGCTGGTTTCATTACGACGAGGTTCTGGCTCTGGTCGTTGTATATTTCGATTTGAAACATGTGCTTTACCCAGTCAATCGGCTCTCCTTTTTCATTCTTGATTTTGTGAT